GAACTGCATGCCCTCGACGATATCAAGCTCGGTCGCGACGGTCTTGGCTTCCTCGACCGTGATGACGCCTTCCTTGCCGACCTTATCCATCGCCTTGGCGATCATCTCGCCAATCTCGGAATCACCATTGGCAGAGAGCGAACCGACCTGGGCGACTTCGGCGGAGGTGGAAATCTTCCGGCTGTTCTTCTCAAGGTCCGCGACGACCATGGCGACGGCCTTGTCGATGCCGCGCTTAAGGTCCATCGGGTTCATGCCGGCGGCCACGGCCTTGGCACCTTCACGCACGATCGACTGCGCCAGCACAGTTGCCGTCGTGGTGCCATCGCCGGCGGTATCGCTGGCGCGTGACGCCACTTCGCGCACTAGCTGCGCGCCCATGTTCTCGAACTTGTCGGAGAGTTCGATCTCCTTGGCGACAGTCACGCCGTCCTTGGTGATGCGCGGCGCGCCGTAGCTCTTGTCGAGCAGCACATTGCGACCCTTCGGCCCCAGCGTCACCTTTACGGCGTCGGCCAGGATATCCACGCCACGGATCATACGTTCGCGCGCCGAGGCGCCGAACTTCACGTCCTTAGCAGCCATTGTGTTCTACCTTTGCAATTCGATTTGTCGGTGGTCGTAGCGAAGTGGCGCCTCAGGCGGCCTTCTTCGCCGCGGCCGCACCTTCGAGAATGCCCATGATGTCGGACTCCTTCATGATCAGGAGTTCCTCGCCGTCGAGCTTCACCTCGGTGCCGGACCACTTGCCGAACAGGATGCGGTCGCCGGCCTTCACGTCGAGCGGGCGAACCTCGCCCTTCTCGTTGATGGTGCCCGCGCCGACGGAGACGACTTCGCCTTCCTGCGGCTTTTCCTTGGCGGTGTCGGGGATGATGATGCCGCCGGCGGTCTTCTCTTCCGCGGTGACGCGGCGAACGAGAACGCGGTCGTGCAGGGGACGAAAGTTCATGCGGCCCTCTCCTTGAGCTTTTATGGATGCGCCGCTTCGACGAGACCCGGCGCTGCTTGGCAGCCGCTTGGCACTCTCACTAGCAGAGTGCTAACTCACTGGGCCTTCCTGAACCCAATGTCCATCGTTCATTGATCATCGCCGTCAAAGATCGACCGGAGCACATGCTTCGTGGCCCAGTTGCCGCCACCGAGCCCGTTCACCACCGACCAACGGTCGTTGCTCGGTGTTGAACAGATGCGATTCTGATCATTCAGGCGAGGTCTTTCGGGACGTACTTCTCCTCCCATTCCTCGATGGTCATCGGCTCGGGTGCGTGGACCACGAATCTCGGTGAGGCCGCTGCCGTCACTTCGACCTCATGCTTCTCCCGCCAACCGGCCCTGGCCTTCATCCAGAAGATCGCCGCCGCCACGTTGTTTTTTTGCGTCGCCATCGTGAACAGCGCCTTCGCCACCTTGGCGTTCGCATCCACCTCCGCCTGGTCAAGCTCGTCTCCAAGAGCCGCTGCCAGCGCCGCGTCGTCCAGCCCCAGGTACTTCGCGATCTGCCGTCGCGTGACGCCCAGCCCCGCCATCGCCCGCGCGGCGCGCCGCTGATCGTCCGTCAGACGCGGCGCTTCAGCGTCCAACGGAGTTCGCCTCGGGATCGCGCGTGTCATCGTCCTCGTCGCGCGCCCGGTCCCGCCCGCTCGCGGCGATCCGCATCAGTTCCTCATCCGTCAGGTCATCGAGCCGCGGCACGCCCGAGATCACATGCCGCGGCTGCATCCCTGCCGACAGACGCTCCACATCCGGCCTGTCCCGCCAGCCCGCCCGGGCCTTCATCCAGAATATCGCAGCTGCGACGTTCTTGCCCTGCGTCGCCATCTGGAACAATGACTGCGCCACCTTGGCGTTCGCCTCTGTCATCCCCCCATCCAGTTCCACTCGGAAATGCTTGCGCAGGGTCTTGGGATCGATGTCGAGGAAGGCCGCGATGTCCGCGTGCGGCACGCCGAACCCGGACATGGTCTTCACGGTCCGCCGCTGCTCGGCCGTCGGGTCATACCGACGCATGGGACGCCTCCCTGGGGCTTGCCGGCGCACCACCGTCCGGTCCAGGCGCCAGGCCGCTAAACGAGGCGCCATCGCGCTCCCTGACCGCGTCCCGGCCCGTGTAGGCCTCCCAGCGCGCCACTGCCACGTCGACGTAGGCCGGCGACAGTTCGATGGCGTGGCAGGCCCGTCCCGTCATCTCGGCCGCGATGAGGGTGGTGCCGGACCCGCTGAACGGCTCGTAGATGGCCCGGCCGGGCGAGGAATTGTTCTCGATCGGCCGGCGCATGCATTCGACCGGCTTCTGGGTGCCGTGGGTGGTTTCGGCATCCTCGCTGCGGCCGGCGATCTGCCACAGGGTGGTCTGCTTGCGATCGCCGGACCAATGGCCCTGTCCGCGGACGGCATACCAGGCGGGTTCGTGCTGCCAATGGTAGTGGCCGCGCCCGAGCACCAGCCGGTCCTTGGCCCAGATGATCTGCGCGCGGATATCGAACCCACAGGCGGTCAGGCTCTCCGCCACGGTGGTGGCGTGCAGGGCGCCATGCCAGACATAGGCGACGTCGCCGGGGAACAGCGCCCAGGCCTCGCGCCAGTCGGCACGGTCGTCGTTCTCGACCTTGCCGGTGCGTCGGGTGGTGCTGACGCCGGCCCTGTTCCGCCATTCCGGGTCATAGGCGACGCCGTAGGGCGGGTCGGTGACCATCAGGTGGGGGCGGACGCTACCCAGCACGGCGGCGACGACAGCGGGGTCGGTGCAGTCCCCGCAGGCCAGGCGATGACGGCCGAGGATCCAGACGTCGCCCGGCCGACTGACGGGCGTCTCTGGCAGGGCGGGGATGTCGTCTGGGTCGGTCAGCCCGGTGGTGGGATCGGCGAGGAACCCCGCGATCTCGTCCGCGTCGAAGCCAGTGAGGCCGAGGTCAAAGCCGAGGTCCTGTAGCTCGGCCAGCTCCAGCCGCAGCAGGTCGGCGTCCCACCCGGCGTTGAGCGCCAGCCTGTTGTCGGCCAGCACATAGGCGCGGCGTTGGGCGGGGGTGAGGTGCGCCAGCTCGATCACCGGCACCTCGGCCAGGCCCAGCTTGCGCGCGGCCAGCACGCGCCCGTGGCCGGCAATGATGCCGTTCTCGCCATCTGTCAGCACCGGGTTGGTGAAGCCGAACTCGCGGATGGACGCGGCGATCTGCGCGACCTGGGCGTCGCTGTGGGTGCGCGCGTTTCGGGCGTAGGGAATTAGGTCTGTAACTCTGACCTTTTTGTAGTTCGGGAAGTCTTCGGGCACGGCGTCACCACGAACCATGACTGCCTCCATCGGCGGAATTCGAAAGGGAATGGAGCGATGGCAGTTGCGTGGTGGCGCCCGCGCGCGGTGGCTTGCCTGCTGGCGTAGCGGTAGGGGGTTTAGGGGGTTTAGGGGCTTTCCAGCAGCCACCCCTATAAGACTGTCACATGCACGCACGTCATCAGGAAAAGGTGTCGCTGACAGTTTCCCCGCGCTGACTGTAGGAAACCCAAAAAACCCCCTAAACCACCTAACCGGATCGGCGGTTGTCGCGTGCGCGCCCGGGTCACGACGCATGGTTCGCGTCCTGCTTCACGGTCTTCATGCGCCAGGTCGCCACGCCGCCGACATCGGCCCCGCGCTCCAGGCACCACGTCCCGACGACCCGGCCGTTCAACCCCGATATCCATCGGCCCAGGCGACGGCTGTTGATCGCGCCGCTTTCGCCCGCGACCGTGAGCAGCGCTTCCCGAAAGTCTGGTTGCGCGAACTCATGGCGCGGCTGGATGGAGTTCACCGCGGTCCGCTGCGCGGTCGCCGCATCAATGATCTGACGAACCGTGACCGTCCTGTCGGAAAGGACTTCCCACCACTGGGTCAGCACAGCGGTGATCGCCTCCTGTCGCGGATCGTCGGCCCGGATGTCCTCCATGCTGTCCACCGGGTCGGCCTCGCCGAGCCAGATCAGCGCGCCACGCACCCAGTTGCTCCACACCTCGAAGGAGCCGAGCGGGTCCGCCTGGAGCGGCCGGCCCGCAATGTGGAAGGCCCGCAGCACGGTCAGCGCCGCCACGAGGTACGGCTCCCGACCCTCCTGGAGCAGGAGGACCGGGTCGCTGTTGAACCGCCGCAGTTCGGGTCGCTCGCATCGGGGATCGAGACGGCAAAGGATTGCCCGCCGCGTCATGTCCCCGATGAGGGTGAGGTTGTTCCCCGTCGCCGTGACCAGCGCCGTCGTGGGAAGCTCCGGCACCTCTGATTTCCCCAGAATGCGCATGCGCAGCGAGGTCTGCGTCAGCATCTGGCAGAGGAAGTCACCCCCCAGCGGTGCCTCGCAGTTGTCGATCGCGACCACCTGCTCGCCGGCCAGCATCAGGGCGCCGAGCCGCTTCTCGAGTTCTTCCTCCTTCTGCCCTTGTGCGATCACCGCCGCCACGCGGCCCGTCGCGATCAGCGTGGCGATATCGACGAGCTTCGACTTTCCCGATCCCGCCACCGGCGCGTCGAATGCATGGAGAGGAGCGGTCGGAAGGTTGCGACGAATGCAGGCCGTCAGGATCGCTGACAGCGCGACGGAGCGGTCGACCCCGCTGACGAAGGGGAAGTTGGCAATAAGGCTGGCCAGCAGATCGAGAGCGGCGCGCGCATCGTCGCGCGTTGGCTCGTCCGGCACTGGAGCAAAGCGCCGCACGCTGGCATCCAGCAGCAGCCCCGTCGCGGTGTCGTAGCCGGGGGCGGACAGGATCGAGCCGTCCGCCCGCAGAGTTGGCGCGTTGAGCAGGCCGCTCAGCACGGGGAGGCGCCAGCGGCCGACGCGCTGGAGGTAGGTGTTGGCGACGGCCATTGGGGCATCGATGCTGACCCATTCTTCGCTGCGGGCATCGAAGCGTTCCCAGATTGCCGCCTGAGTCATCGCCTCGACGATGGCCCGCTCGCCCTGCGGGATGATGCGGCGACGATCGGCCTGACCAGCCTCCTCCGTGGTGGCGCGCACGATGCCGGCGCGGACGATGAAGGTGCTGCGCTGGTGGAGGCCGAGGTCTGCCTGAATCAGGGCGCGTTCTGCCTGGTCGACGACCTCGGGCAACTTGCCGGCGATGTAGCGGATGGTCGGTGGCGGTGGTCGGCCGCCGACCTGGAAGGCCGGGTTCATTAGGTCGCCGATCAACAGCCACCGCTGCTCGATCATCTGCTTGAGGAAGGCGAGATGTTCGCGCTCCACGCAGTGGGCGTGCATGCAATGCACCACGAAGCGCTTGGTATCGGCCTCGGACGCGTTGATCGCGATCGTGGCGAAGTCTTCGTCAAACGTGGTGTGCGCGGCGGCGTTCACGCAGCGAAGGTGATGCTTTCCGTCCACGACCTTGCCGCGGAATACGCCGGGCTGCCGCGCCTGGAGAGCAGCCACGATCTGGAAGCGGCTGGCATAGCGGCGCTCCCAGCGGCGGAGATCGAAAACCTCGCCGGTGGTGGAATCCACCACCTCCAGCGATTCGAAGGGATGGGCTTGGGCCTTGCGGCGCCGGCTGGTGCGCTCCGGCTTCGGCGGTGCCGGCAACGCGAAGATGTCGCAGACCGCGCCGTCCAGCACGGCGGTCTCGGGGGGCGGGCCATCGGCCGGCCGGCGCGGCAGGTAGAACAACCGGGACGTATCGACGCAGGACTGGTCGTGACGCAGGCCGAGCGCCGCCGCCAGGGCCTCGATGCGCTCCTTCCAGGCAGCGTTGGCGGCATTCTGGTTGTCATACGCTGCTGCTCGCCACGGACGCGCCAACGGGATGACGATGCGGAACTTCGGGCACGGCTGGTGGCGGAAGGTAACCATGTCTTCGGTCTCTGACGCGACCTCGGCGCCGTCCGCCACACGCGGGAGGTAACCTTTGTCGGTGATGAGATAGCCGGCGGCATCATCGCCATGCTCGGCGCGGTACTTGTCCCAGTTGCCGCGCTTGCAGGTGGTGGTCGTGGTCAGATGGCTGTGGGTGGACGAGACGATCGCGCGCCAGACTTTGGCAGAGACGGCGACGCGGATTTCCTCCAGCGTCGCCCCGCTATCGCTGTCGAGGAAGGCGACGTCGATCTGGTCGGCGTCGTTCTTGTGGCGGCGGGTCCCGCGAAACACCGCCGGGACGATGCAGGTGCCAGCCTTGGGGCCGACCTCATGCGTCGTCAGTTTCTCAATCAGCGCCGACCAGGCCAGGGACTGGCGATCGATCCAGGGCGTCGTCTGGGTGTAGTGGCCGAAGGTGAAGGCGTACTGCGCCTCGGCCGACCGCTCGCCAGCCTGCTCGCTCCCATCCGGCCATGGCTCGAACGGGGCGTTCATGGCCCGGCCTCACCGCGAATGCTTTGGGGACCCAACGCGACGAGATGGCTAGCGTCGGTACCCCGCTCCCCGAATGTGTCCCTGACCACGGCAGTGCCCCGTCATCAACGTGATGGGGCACTGATGGCGATTCAGCCGAGCACGATCCACAGGCACGATCCAAAATATGCAGTACCGGGAGACTATTGAATCATGCCGTTGGATCGTGCTCTCAGCGCCGCGTAGTCCTTCCGCAGGACATTTTCGATTGTCCCTGCGGTGGGGGTATGATGCGACGCCAACCGGTCTGCGATCCAACGGGCGAGAACTGCGGCCTCCGCCGCGATCGTGTCTTCCAGGAGCCCATGCTGGGCTCTGTATTCGAGCTTGCGCTTGACAATGGGGATGAGGCTGATTTTCCCCGGCGCCATCATCCGAGCATCATTCTCGACGACCCGCCTCGCATGCTCCTCCAGGAGATCCAGAACCTCGTCATCGGTGAGCTTCCGCATCTCCTCCTCGGAAAGGGAGCGGCCCACAGCTTCGGCGATAGCCGAGTGATGCGGCCGTTCAGCAGGTGCTGGTGCCAGCGGAGATTTCGACACAGCGACTGCCAACCATCGGCGCTCGCCGCGCGAGACGACGTTGGCTGCCAAATCAAGGCGCAGTTCGGCCGCCCACATGGCCGGGATCGGTTCCGAAACCGCGTGGGGATCATCCCCAGAAGGCACCCCTTCCAGAAACAGTCTCCCCTGCTCCATACAGCGGCGGAAGTCGGTCATCAGCGCGTCCCACGCTGCTGTCAGGAACACATAGTCGGTCGGAACCTTCCAAGATTGGCTTGTCGGTTGCCGCCACTCGGACGGCTGCAGAAGCTTCGGCTTCGGAAACTGGTGCAGTTCGTAGGCAATCAGTTTCCGTTCCTCGTCGCGGATCCGCGCCACCAGCTTGGGATCGCACCACTGCGTCATCGCGTCCAGAAGAGGCAGACGATTGACCGCGGGGGCATGGGCGCCCGGTTCGCTGTCGTCGACGGGCGTTGCGGACCGATCGCTGCGGCGTGGCTTTGCGACCGTAACCGCGACGTAGGTCTGTTCGCGGACAAAGATGGCCGCGCCGCGAATATCAAAATCAAGCTCGTTGGCCCAGACGCTCGGGATCGGCTCGGACTCCATCCGCATGTCAGGCCGGATCATGCGGGCTGTGAGAGCGATCTCGCCGGTCTCGATCTTCAGTCGAAGTGCATTCATGACGGCATTCCAGGCGCGATCCCATGCGGCAATCTCCGGCGGCGAACCCGCCATCTGAATAACGCGACCCCGCTGTGGACGCGCACGTCGATCGAGGATCCTGGCAACGGGGTCTCGTTGCAGTTGTTCAAGTTCGTCCGGATCGCATTGCGCCTCCGCGGCGCGCAGCGCGTCCAGCAGCGCGGGATCAATCCAGTCCAGTACGGCCTGAGCCAGACCCAACGCGGTGGGCCGAGAATCGTCGTCCATGACCGCGATAGTAGCAGGCGGCGCCGCGCATGTGCTTGGAGTCGCGACTCGTGACGCACCTCCAGAGCAGGGGGGCCTTGGACCACCTCCCGCTCCACCTGCGCGAGGTCTGCGACATCCTCGCCCGCGGCCTGCTGCGGCTGCGCAGCCGCACTGCCGACGACTTCGACCGCGACCGGCGGACTGGCGGAG